TCCGGGCCACGGCCAACGTGGTGATCGATGGGGTGTTCGCCCGCAAGTATCGGGCCAAGAGCAAGCCGACTACGCAGAGTTCGAGCCACGTGGTGGGCAGCGAACTGCACGTCAGCCCGGCGGAGGGGACGGCATAAGTGGGGTGGAGTTCGGAGCGGGCAGTTTGGAGTTCGAAGTTCGGAGTTCGGAGTTCGGGGTTCGAAGTTCGAAGTTCGGAGTTCGAAGTAAGTCGGACTGCACACCCTGGACTCCGAACTACGAACTACGAACTACGAACTCCAAACTTCAAACTCTGAGACGAGGACAACGATATGGGCAACGGCTATTCCTGCAAGATCCACCGCGAGCAGGGCGGTGACAACTTGGTATGCGAGGCGGGCAGCATCGTGCAGATGGATGGCACGGTGACGCTGCACGGGGGGACGATCGCCGGCGTGGTGGGCGACTGCTACTTCGTCGACAGCACCGACAGCGATGCGGCCGACGCCAGCGGGGGCGGGACCTCCGATGCGCCCTTCGCTACGCTGGACTACGCGGTGGGACAATGCACGCCCGACCAGGGCGACGTGATCTTCGTGCGGCCCGGGCACACCGAGGACCTGGGCGACGGCGAGTCGATCGATTTCGACACCGCGGGGATCACCGTGATCGGGCTGGGGACCGGCTCGCTGCGGCCGCGGATCGATTTCAACCACGCCAATGCGGCCGTGGACATCGGGGCCAATAACGTGACCCTGCAGAACCTGACCTTCCGGCCCAGTGTGGCCACGGTGGCCAAGGGGGTCGACATCGAGTCGGGCAAGACGGGCTGCGTGATCAAGAACTGCGAGTTCCTGCCCGGCGAGGCGGGCGACGGGACCGACGAGTTCGTGCTCTCGATCGACCTGACCAGCGGCAACCACGACACCAAGATCGTGAATAACGTGTTCCGCACCCACGCATCGTGCAACGGCTGCACGCATGGGGTGAAGATCACTGCGGCCGCCAGCCGGGTGATCATCAAGGACAACGTCTTTGTGGGCAACTACTCCACCGCCGCGGTGGCCGACGCGGCCGCCTGCACGGACCTGCTGATCGTGGACAACGTGATCAAGGTCAAGGACGGCGAGCCGGGTATCGAGCTGCAGTCGACCACCACGGGCGTGATCGGCCGCAACCTGATCGAGTCGACCAGCATCAGCGACCCGGACACGGCCATTGTAGCGGCTGATTGCAGTTGGTTCGAGAACTACGTGGTGACTTCTGACGGCACGGCGGCCGAGCTGATCGGCACCGCCGCCGAGAGCGACCAGGCGGTGGGCACCGAGTTCGCCGTGACCGCGGCGGTCACCTCGTCGCAGATCCCCAACAACACTCAGACCGGCGGCAATATCACCGGCGCCAGCTCGGGAACGCTGCTGCTGACGGACATCATCATCGAGACCGACGGGACGGGCCTGGCCGCGCCGACGAACATCGAATTTTCCACCGACAACGCCAAGGGCGTCACCGGGGCCGGCGGGCCCTGCTTCGTGGAGGCCATCGGCAGCTTCGGGGCCAACGCCTCGGTGAGCAAGAAGGACGCCACCTCGCACACGCTGCCCATGACGCTGGAGGCGGGCAAGAAGGTCTTTATACACGGCGACGATGCGGCCGGAACCGGGGCCGGCGTGGCCAACGTCACCCTGCTGTTTACGCGGCTGAGCAGCGGGGCCACCGTGGCGGCCAACGACCTGGCACCGTGATGCGAGGCGGGTGGGACGGCATAAGTGGGGTGGAGTTCGGAGCGGGCAGTTCGGAGTTCGAAGTTCGAAGTTCGGAGTTCGAAGTTCGGAGTTCGAAGTAAGTCGGACTGCGGACCCTGAACTCCGAACTACGAACTACGAACTCGACGGCATAGCGACGCTGCACGGGGGGACGATCGCCGGCGTGGTGGGCGAGGGGAGGAGAGGACTAGTATGGCGATCACGCTGAGTACGGGCCCGGCGATCGAGCCGGTGACCTTGGCCCAGGCCAAGGCCCATCTGCGGTTCGACAGCACGGACGAAAACGACCTGATCACCACCCTGATCAGTGTGGCACGCCGCAAGATCGAACAGTGGGAGTGGCGCGCGCACATCACGCAGACCTGGACGCTGAAGCTGGACGCCTTCCCCAAGGAGGATGTGATCTATCTGCCGCGGCCGCCGCTGCAGTCGGTCAGCTCGGTCAAATACCTCGACGGTGACGGGGTGCTGCAGACGGTCGACAGCGGCGACTACGACGTCGACAGCACCTCGGAGCCGGGGCGGCTGAAGCCGGCCTATGGCGAGGTGTGGCCCACGCCGCGGACACAGATGGGGGCGGTGACGATCTGCTTCGTCGCCGGCTACGGCGACGCGGCCACCGATGTGCCCGAGCAGACCCGGCAGGCGATCCTGCTGCTGGTGGGACACCTGTTTCGAAATCGCGAAGCGGTCAGCGAGATGGAGTTGCGCGAGGTGCCCATGACGGTGGCCGCCCTGCTGGAACCGGTCTACAGCGCGGCCGTATTGGAGTGCTTGTGATGACGCGGGTGCAACAGCTCATCGGGGCCCACCCGGGCAGGTATTGCCAGCGGGTGACCATCAAGAGACAGGCCGACTCGCAATCGATCGGCAGCGACGGGCAGTTGCTGGAAACGGGGGCCACCTACGCCAGCCGCTGGGCCAAGGTGGCGGCCGTGCTGGGCGGCGAGCGGGTGCTGGCCGACCAGACGGTCGCCGATGTGACCCATGTGGTGCGGATGCACAGCGACAGCAGCACACGGGCCATCACCCCGCAGATGTGGCTGCTGATGGCCGACGGCACGCGGCTGGATGTGGTGCGGGTGGTGGATGTGCAGATGCGGGAGATGGAGGTGTTGCTGTTGTGTAAGCAACGGGTGTGACGGTGGGGGTTCGGAGTTCGGGGTTCGGAGTTCGGGGTTCGGGGTTCGGAGTTCGGGGTTCGGAGTTCTGTCGCCCCTTCGGGGCTGTGCGTTTGGTGTGCGGGGATTAACCCAGGGCTGACGCCCTGGGCTATTGACGGTCGCCCCTTCGGGGCTGCGAACGGCGGACTTTCAACGGCGGACGGCGGACTTTCAACGGCGGACGGCGGACTTTCAATGGTGAACGCCGGGCGGCGGACTGTGTGACTGTCAACTCCGAACTGCGAACTGCGAACTCCGAACTCCGAACTTCGAACTCCCATGGCCTACTCCGTTGAGACCCTGTTGTACCAGTTTCTCAAGACCAAGTCGGCGGTCACCGACCTGGTGGGCGGGAGTACTGCGCCGCGGATCAGGCCCGATCGGCTGCACCAGGCGGACACGCTGCCGGCGGTGATTATCGAGGTGGACACCAGCGACCACTGCAACACGCTGGACGGGCTGGGTGGGCTGGTGTTCAGCGAGGTGAATGTGATCTGCCGGGCCAGCACGCGGGCCGGCTCGCGGGCCCTGGCCGAGGCGGTGAGAGTCAACGGGACCGACCCCGGCACGGGCCTGGCCGGGGCCAGCGGCAGCTATGGCGGGACCAGTTTCGACGCCGTGCTGGAGGACGAGGTGACCAGCTACACCCCGGCCGGCGACGGCTCGGATCAGGGCTGGTACGACACCAATATGAGTTTTGTAGTCAGTGTGGCGGAGACGACGTGACGGGCGGATGGCGTGATTAGGGGCAGACATGGGCGGCATATCGATCACCGGCGACAAGCGGCTGGACCGCAAGCTGACGCGGCTGAAGACCTCCGGCAGCCGGCGGGCGGCGGTGGCCGGGATCACGCAGGGGATGACGCCGATAGCCAAGGCCCTGCGGGCGGCCATCCAGGCCAGCGACGCACCGCAGGACACCAAGCGGGCGGCCCGTGAAAAGGCTCAGCGCCGGGCGGACGAAGGGCGAGGGCATCGCCGCGGCGAACATCCACTGGTGGGTGCTGGGTACCGACGAGCGCACGCTCGATAGCGGCCAGCCCACCGGGAAGATGCAGCCCGTCTTCGAGGACTGCATCCAGCAGGCGTTGGCCGCCTCGCAAGGCAAGGTGCTGGCCGCGTCCCGCAAGGCGATCACGCGGGCCATCGAGCGGGAAGCGGCCAAGGGGTGATTAGGTGATGGGGTGCTGGGGGCAGGACCGCCGGCAGAAGTAAATCGGCAACAGAGAGAGGCAACTACAATGAGCAAACTGAAGTGCAAGGGGACCGCCCTGCAGCAGGAAATCGCCACCGTCTACACCGCGGTGGCACAGGTGATTTCCATGAAGCTGCCTGACATGGCGTCGGAGACGTATGAGAGCGACACGCTGGACAACAGCGATGCGGGAATACCGTACGATCCGACCGGGCGGACCGAGGGGGGCAGCCTGGGGGCGGAGCTGTTCTACGATCCGGGCCTGTCCGGGCACCAGGACCTGCTGGCCCTGCTGACCACGCCGGCCGACCAGAACTGGAAACTAGTCTTCTCCGACAGCAGCGAGTGGGCGTTTGTCGGTGCGGGGATCAGCTTCGGCGGTACGGTGGCACTGAACGACGGTCTGAAGGGGAGTATCGAGATCAAGCTGGACAAGCTGCCCACCTTCCCGTCCTGAGCGGTGCTGGCCCAGGTCCTGAAAAGCATGTAGGGAGGTATCCGCAGTGAAATGCAAGTTGTTGTGGGATATGGGCTGCCGACGGTCGGCGGCCTACCCGGACGGGATCATGCCGGCCGGGTCGCTGATCGAGCACCCCGACGCCTGGCGGCTGGTCAACCGGGGCGTGGCCGAGCCGGCCGACGAGCAATGCCGGCGGAAGATCACCCGCTCGCCGGAGCAGATCCGCCAGGCGCAGTTGGCCTATCCCAAGGTGGCGGCGGGGATTCACCCCGACGACTACGCGCTGTACGA